CGCCCAAGCTTTGCCACCATCCGGCGGCGCCGCTCACGCCGCCGAGAACGGCCTTTTCTTTGAATTCATCGAACGCCTGCCCCATCTCGGTGATTCGTTTTCTGTATTCGGCGCCGGCCTCGATCCGTTTTCTGGCCGCTTCTCCCTCTTCTTCGGAAAGCTTATCGATTTCTTTGATCTGCGCCATTGTAGCATCGACGCCCAACTTGCCAGCAAATTCGTTCGCGCGGGCCCGCGCTTCTAAAGAGTCGCCCGTTTTTTTGAGCTCGTTCTGATAGACGTTTTCGGTCGCCTGAAGAACCAATCGAAGTTTTTCAACCGGGTCGTGGGTTGCCTTGACGCGATCCAGAAAACTTCGCATCGCGCCTTCGCTTCCGGCGATTGCCTGTTGCATCAACTCAAAGCCCAGTCTTCCGCCGCCCGGTCGGTAAAGCTCGCTCATTGCTTTGCCGATGCCGGATATGCTTTGCGTGACGTTTGCTGCGGTGCCGCCGATCCGTTCAATTGACTTCGTGATGTTCAACAAATCGACTGGATCCATGCCGAGCGTTGAGGCCGTGAGTTTCGCGCTTCGCGCCTTCGTCAGAACTCCGGTGATCGCCTCTCCAAACTTTTCAATCAACTCTGTCGCTGCATAAACGCCAACGCCTAGAGCGCCAAAGCCCGCGGCAAATCTCGTCATCATGCCGAGACCGGTGCCGGTTTCCGTCGTCACGCCGCGCAATGTGCGACCGACAAGCGTCATGTCCTCGACGAATTTTTTGACGCCCATGCCGCCGAGAAACATGCCTTGAATATCTTCGAGATCACGTTTCAAACGCTCGCGATGTTCACGTGTCCCTTGCTCCACATCGCGGAAGCCTTGGCGCAATCGCACCATTTGCGGCGTTGCGTTGTCTTCGAAGTTGACCTTTAACGTCAGTGTTTCTTGTTGATCGGGCATTTAGTCATCATCTGGTTGTTGAGCGCGAGCAATCTGCGCGGTTCGCTGTAGATGCGTCAGGACTTCACTCGTCGTCATTGACAAGAACACGTCCGGCGAGACGTGATAGAAGCGCGCGAGACGATAACAATCCAGAATGATGTCGTCTTCGCTTCCTACCATGCCCCCGGATCTGGCAAGAAAGAACGCCGCAAGCGATATGCCACGCTATTCCAGTCGCGGGTGTCCATCTGTTCGATGAATGGCACAAGGATGTCACTGAGCGCCGCGATGATGTAAGTCATCTTGCGCTCGTCGATCACGACGTCGTTGTCTTGGTTGACGCGAATCGGATTGCCATAACGATTGATGTCGCCGGCGCGCGGCTCGCGCAATATGATCTCTTTTATTTCCTCGCCTTTGTTGTTGCGGATCGACCGATAAAGCAATTTGACTTTGATCGGCCACTCGTCGAGCGCTGCCAAGGCCGCCGCGTCGGCCTCCGCGGGCGATGGTTCGATGACCGGCGCCGGCGCTGCGCGCTGCGGCTTTTCCGGTTCGCCCGCCTCGACGAATCCTTCGCGGATTGGCTGCGGCCGATTCATATGCTGACCTCTTGACACGTGACGCCCTCCCAACGCACGCGAACTTGCCCGTCGCGGGTGTTATTTTCAAATCCGCCTTTGCAAGTCGCGCCGGTGAGCGTGTATTGCATCCCGTTGGCGAGTTGAGCGACGACCGTCGAGTCTGTTTGCAGCAACAAATCCTCGAGGTATTCGCCCGGCATCGTCGAGAGATCGCCCTCGATATACGGGACGCGCGGGAGTTCCTGATAACCGTGCACCGAGTCTTGACCGGCGATCATCGTTCGCTCGACCGGACTCGGCGACACGGTGAAGTTGCCCCTTAGAGCAAGCTGCGTGCCGTCGACTGTTAGGAACGCGATGCCCGCTATTCTTTGCGCCATTTTCTCTCATGCTCCTATTTTTGATCCGATCAATGACCGGAGTTTACGCACCAGCATTCGCCGCGTTGAATGGCGGCGGCGCCGTGCCGATGATGAGCGTGTCGATGCCGCGATCGTATTGGAGTCGAAACTGCGCGAGCACAGCGAAGATCCGCAGTTGGTTGATCAGGTCAGGCGGATAGAGAACGTTGACGCGGTTCGGGTCGTTAGGGTCGCGCTCGACGAGCAGATTGCGCTTGAAGTTGCTCATGTCCTCGACGAGACCGTCATACATGTCCTGCTGATATTGCGCGATCAACTCGGACTTGATGATCCCGGGAGTGACGATCGCCTGCCCGGGCCCGAACTTGGTGCCATCGTTGGCGAGCTTATGCCGCGGAAATTTCGACGTGATGGCTTGCTTCTGATTCCGTAGAAGCTTGGCGAGCGTCGCGAGCGTCGTCACGAGCTCATAAGCATCGTCCGATTGACCGTAGAGATTTAGCTGATAGGTCGTTTGCTCTCGCGCGATCATCGGTTGATTGTCGGAACCGGGTTTCTGGATCGCGATGCCGGTCGACGCCAAGCTGTTGAGCTCGGGAAAGTAGAAGCGCTGATTGACCGGCGCCAGCTTGATCTGATTGAGCGACAAGCTTTGCAACGGCCGCGCCGGATCGTTGATCAATGCCCGTTGCGCCTTCGCCGCATAGGCGGCGCCCCACTCAAACACGGGCGACGGACTCCCAGTTTCGACGCCCATGATCGACTCGACCGCGCTGTTTTGAGTCTCGCCGAACGTGAGCAACGCGCTATAGGTGCCGCGCTTTGCCGAGAACACGTGACCGAACAATTGACGTTGCCAACCCCAGCGGCCGGTATCGGTGAAACCATATTCTTGATCCCAGGCGGCCAGACTCGAGGCGTCGGTATAGGGCATTGCCACGTATTCGAATGGTTCCTCGCCGAGATTGGCGATCGCGTTCGTGAACGTCGGCACGCCGGCACCGGTGGTGAGAAACCCGGTTGCCGGCAAGGTGAGCGTGAGACCGGTCGGCAAAATCTCACTACCGCGCGCGCCGTAGTAATTCACACTGACGCCGATGTCGTTGCCGTTGACGCTCTTGAACGTGGCGTGAAGCGTCACGGTCGCGCCGGTCGGTGCGTCGGCGGTCACGGGCAACGTGTCGTCAGCATTGATGGCCGAGGCGATGTTCGCGGCGATCGTCGCCGGCGTGTCGGACGGCGACACGGGAACCGGGACGTGATTGCCGCCGACGTACAAATGAATGGTGCCGGCGCCGGTCGCCGCGGTGGCAACGGTGATCGTCCCGGTGGCGGCCGTGCCGCCGGTAGGCTCTTGAACGGGCAAGCCCCAAACTTCGTTGGCGAAGTTGTTCGCATAGTACGCTTGGAACATGCGGCCGAGCTCGCTGCCCTGGCCGAAGGCCTGGTCGGCTTGTGCCTGCGAACCGATCGGAATCGGGACGTCCTTCGTCGCGTTGCCGCCGGACGTCATGACACCGACGAGCAGCGCGCGCAGATTGATTGAAGGCAAGCCGGCCATGCTTGGATCGACTTCGACCCAATAAAGCGGGACTTTGATATTTTGCGGGATATTCGCGAATGAAATGGGCATAGATGGTCACCCTCCGTTTTCGTTTGGTGCCCTCGTTAGTCCTCGACCTTCACGTCGCCGTCGGCGATGCGCCGCGCAGTGAAAGAATCGTTCGGCCATTCGGCCGAGCCGTCGGTTTGAAAACCGCCGGCGCGCGGATGCTTGATCAATCGGCGGACGTCTTCGTTTGCGGCCGTGACGCGGACCGTGCCGAGATCGCGCGCCGCGGCGATCTTGGCGAGTCGATCCTTACGTGCCTGACTCGGCCTTGACGCGGTGATGCTTGTGACGGGTTGCGCCATGCGGGTTGAGACTTCGACCATCTGTCCTTTCTCCTTTCGCGGACGACTCAAACACGATTGGAATGTGGATTGGTGGCGTACCGGGCGGGACGTCGAGCGTTATGTCGATCTCTTGCAGCTCGTCGGTGATGACCGGATCCCACATGGTTCGGAACATGCACGAAATCTCATATTGCAATTCGGCGATCGGCGTTTCGTTGCTGAAAGTAGGACTCCCGAACACATGCCGGCGTGTGCCGCGCACGATGCCCTCGATCCGCGTGTTGTCGGGCATATTGCTCTCGATCATGTTCATCAAATCGGGATCACAGAACAGTCGGTTCGATA